GGATATTAATCAATTAACCAATCGCGGTATTCCAATCATTAAAGAATTGGCAAAACAATTCGGAGTGACTGAAAGCGAAGTAAAAAACCTTGTGGAATCCGGGGATGTCGGGTTTGAACAATTAGAACAAGCATTTATTGATTTAACGGGTGAGGGGTCGCAGTTCGGCGGCTTAATGGAAGAGCAGGCAAAAACACTTCCGGGTTTATGGTCAAACTTTATGGATGCGGTTAGTCAGGCAACTGTAACCGTCGGCGAGGAATTAATTGATGCGTTCAACATTAAAGAATTACTTGGTGACGCTGGGACGGCTGTTGGCGATTTTGCTAAATTGTTAGATGAAAAAGGT